AGCCAAACCGCGCTTAGGTCGCCAACTCAGAAGGGGCCGCAGGCCCTTCATCGTCTTGCGAGCTGGCGAGTTCTATCGATCGGCGTTCTCGATCTTCTCTCAGCACCGCCCGTTCATCGTCCGTTTGGAAGCGATTGTGCGGGTAGCTGCTCTTGACTAGCAATCTTCCGTACGCCTCGGCGAACGCCTGATGGGCAGCCCGGGCTGCTGGCGACGGAGACGACTTAGCGCGGGCAAGCGATTGCTGCTCACGGCGAAGTAAATAGTTGATGTCCATGATCTGGCTCCTTTGAGCGCGAGCACGAAATTATCAGTAGTGCGGTTGCCCAGAGCGGTACGCACGATGAAACATCATAGCACATCCGCCGACCAAGGCTGCACGATTTCCACTCCGTTACCGATTGCTGGTGTGATCGCCACGTCCGACGCACGCGATACTTGCGGGGATAGCGGCCGCCGCCCATATAGAACCCATCGCTCCGCTTCGTTCACGAGCAAGGATGCGACTGAGAGATGCTTGCGCTCCCGCTCTGACGCGGAGTAGGCATGCCTAAACGTCCTCCCATTCTAGCAACTGCCTCACGTACCTCGGACGTGGGTGCTCGCCATCAGGAGCGCTCAGCGAGAGTCGCGACGCTACGGGACCGGATCCCATGTCGCGCGCGCTGAACATCGACGCGACCGTTGCGGAGGTGACGGCGATGTCGGCCAATCACAGCGTCCAGATCAGCGCGATCGAACCGTTGCAGCCGAGCGGCACACGCGTCGTTTTCATGAACATGGAGGGTACAGCGACTATCGCCCGAGTCTACGGCGAACGTGTCCTCACCGGCCCAGTAACGCGTATGCCGTGGGCCTCAAGTAGAGGTGCCTAGTCCGGCCTCCTGGCACCGATGCACAGGGTGCGACGTGGATTTCAAAATAATGGAAGGCTCCCGCAGAACGCTGCGGTTGGCCCAACCGCGCCCTGAAAGAAACGCCAATGTTTGACCTGTTTCATCAAATCCTCGGAAGGCACATCCCCGATCCGTCCCTCAACAGATGGGATCGTGGCCACTTCACGAGCGTTTGTCTGCGTTGCAAGCGTGACATGACCCGGCTGCCTGGACTGCCGTGGCGCGTGGGAACGGCGGGATAGCATTCAGCAACTGACGCAATTGAATTTTTGCCACGATATGGGGCAAAGCGGCCCACGCGGCAGCTAGAGTGGCTAAAATTCGGCAGGGCCTCCCCTCCGGTAGCCCTCGCCCCATAAGGTGCAGCGCGGTATGGTTTCCGGTGGGCGACACAGTTGAGGATGCAGGTGATGGCAGAGCGTTTAGTTGACGTCTTGGACAGCAATGGGCGGATCATTCACACTTACCCCATCACGCTCGACGAATCCGGTGGACCTGCGAGCGACGCCGAATACCAGGAGAGGGCCTTGGAGGCCGCTGCGCACGGGCAGCTGGTCCCGAACGCCGAACTCCAAAGCCTCACCGCTCGGATACACATCAGTCGTGGGGGCCAGATGCATGCCTTCGGGGACGAGATAAGCAGCTCATCAGAAACAATGCTCGGCTTGGAACAAGAAGTCCGAGAACGCGCCTACTTCCTTTGGGAACAGGAAGGCCGTCCAGAAGGGCGGCCAGACGAATATTGGGCACGTGCTCTCGATGAGCATCTACGTGAGCGCGCCTACGTTTTGTGGCAACAAGAGGGGAGTGGCGAGGGCGGCGCCGCTAAGGACTGGGATCAGTTGCGCGACTTCCAAGCTCGTTAAACCCGTCAATGCTGGCCAGCTGCTTTCCAGCAGCGGCTGACGCAAGGCCAACGCCCCGACTTGGGCGTTGGCGGCCGTAGCGATCCAAGGGCCATTTCCCGCAATCGTAGAGTCCCTCTCTACGATTGCGCCCCCCTAGTCGCTGCTGCCACCCGCCGCCGACATGGGCGGTGATGTCCATCGCCGCCGCCACCAGTTCCAACGCCATTGACCTGTCGCGCCTGCCCGCGCCGACGATCGTCGAGCAGCTGACGTTCGAGCAGATCCTTGCCGAACTGATCGCGACCCTGCGCCCGCTGCTGCCCGGCTTCGACGCGCTGGTCGAAAGCGACCCGGTGGTGAAGCTCCTGCAGGTGGTCGCCTACCGCGAGCTGCTGCTGCGGCAGGGCTTCAACGACGCCGCCCGCCAGCTGATGGTCGCCTATGCCACGGGCCCGAACCTCGATCACCTGGCGGCACTGGTCAGCGTTGCCCGGCTGACCGACGACGAAGACGACGAGTCCCTGCGCCAGCGTGCGGTGCTGGGTCCCGAGGGTTTCTCGGTCGCCGGCCCCGAGCTGGCCTATGTGTTCCACGCCAAGTCGGCCGACGCCGGCGTCCTCGACGCCAGTGCCATTTCCCCGGCGCCTGGTGAAGTGCGGGTCACGGTGCTGGCACGCGCCGGCGACGGCGCCGCCCCGGCCGCGCTGCTCGACGCTGTCCGCCGTCGCGTGAATGCGCGCGAGGTTCGACCGCTCGGCGACCTGCTCACCGTCGCCAGCGCCGAGATCCGCAACTTCGCGATCGACGCGACGCTCTACACCTTCGCAGGCCCTGACCGCTCGCTGATGCTGACCGCCGCGCGCGCGCAGCTCGACGGGTACCTTGCCGAGTGCCGGCTGCTCGGCCGCGACGTGACCATGTCCGGCCTGTACGCCGCCCTCACCGTCCCCGGCGTGCAGCGCGTCGTGCTGGCGTCGCCGGTCGCCGACATCGTCTGCGATGCCACCCAGGCGGCCTGGTGCACCGGCATCACCATCGCGCATGGCGGCTATGACGAATAGCCTGCTGCCGCCCAACGCCACCCGGCTCGAACGTGCGGTTGAAGCGGCAACCGCGCGCATCGGTGACGTGCCCGTCCCGATCGACCAGCTATGGGATCCGGCGACGCTCGCGGCAGATCTGCTGCCCTGGCTGGCCTGGGCGCGGTCGGTCGATAACTGGGATCCCGACTGGACCGACGCCGAGAAGCGCCGAGCCATCGCCGAATCCATCGCGCTGCACCGGATCAAAGGAACCCGCGCGTCCGTCGAAACGGTCCTGAGCCGCTTCGACGATCTGGTCGAGCTGGTCGAGTGGCACCAGGCGACCCCGCGCGCGGATCCCAACACCTTCGAGGTGCGGCTACCGATTGCCGGCGACGGCGTGGAACCCGGCGGCCGCCGCGCTACCGCTGCCTTCGCCGAGGCGATCGTGCGCGACGTGGCGCGCGTGAAGCCCACCCGCGAGCATTTCGTCCTGGCCCAGACGCTGGCGCTCACCAGCGCGGTGGGCCTGCAGGGCGCCGGCCGCCTGGTCGACGTGCGTCGCGCCGACACCACCCCCGACTTCGACACCTCGCCCGCCTGGGGCTTCTATCTTCAGACCGAGGATGGCGAACCGCTTCAGGCCGAAACCAGCGCCTTTCTGGACACCGCCCCATGAGCAAACTCGTCCTTGTCATCACCCAGGCGGGCCAGGCGCGGTTCACCGCCGCGCAGCTCGGCGATGCGATCGACCTGAAGGTCGCGCGCGTCGGTCTCACCGCACAGCCCTTCGTTGCTGCTCCGACGCTGACTCGGCTCCCCGGCCAGTTCCGCCAGGTCGACACCGTCTCGGGCGAGGCGGTCGGCGACAACGTCGTGCACATGGTCGTGCGCGACGCGGAAGCCGTCGCCTACACCGTCCGCGGCTTCGGCCTGTTCCTCGCCGATGGCACGCTGCTCGCCGCCTACTGCCACGACACCACGCTGTTCGAGAAGTCGACGGTCAGCGAGATGCACCTCGCGCTCGACATCGCCTTCCCGACCGACCAGGTGGCCGCGCTCAGCTTCGGCGAGACGAACTTCCTCAACCCGCCGGCAACCACCGAGACCAAGGGCGTTGCCGAGCTGGCGACGCAGGCAGAGGTTGACGCCGGCACCGACGCCGTGCGGATCGTCACCCCACGCACCCTGACGCAGCGCCTGGCGGCGCTTACCACCTCGATCTTCGGCCGCCGCGTGGCCACTGCGGGCCTCGCCACCGGCGGCGGCGACCTGTCGGCCGATCGCACCATCACGGTTCCGGCCGCGACGGCCGCCGAAGCGGACGCCGGCGCGCTCGCGACCAAGGCGCTGACGCCGGCCAGCATCGCCAACGTCCTCGCGTCGATTGGCCTGCGCGTGCCGCTCACCCGCCGCATCGACACTGGCGGCCTGGTGCAGGGCGGCGGCACGCTCGCCAGCGATAAGACGATCTCGGTTCCGGCAGCGACCGCCGAGCAGCTGCTCGCCGCCACTGCGGACAACGCCGCGCTGACGCCGGCGAGCTTCGGCGGCCTGCAGGCGCTGCTCGGGGCAGGCGACAACCTCATCGTGCTGCCGGGCGGGTGGATCATCCAGCTGATCAACTACCGCGCGCTGCTGATCGACGAACCTCTGGTCACGGTCCCGTATCCGGTCGCCTTCCCCGACAGGGCCGTCTTCGCCCTGGCCGGCGCCTACATCTCTGCCCCGAGCACGGTTCGCGACGGCGGCACCCAGGTTTGCGGCGATCCCGGCCGCACCTCCTGCCTCGTCCAGGTGCAGGCGGACGACCAGAACGACCGCCGCATCGACGGCATCAACCTCCTTGTCATCGGACGCTGACCTTTATGGCCAAGATCACCGCGCTCGACGTTGTCGACCACCTTACCGGCGACGAGTTCCTGCCGATCGTCCAGGGAGCGTCCACCCGCCGTGCGACCATGACGTCGCTGCGCGCGCTCATCGTTCCATTCCTGCAGTATTGGTACAAGGGCGAGCGGGGCATTCCCGGCGGCAACGTGATGTCGGTCGGACTTCGCACGGAAGTCGATGCGGATATGTCGATCCCGGATGGTGTCGGTTGCATCCAGTTCTCCGGCTTTCGCCGGCACGGACAAGGGCCGCACCAGATGTTTCTCTGGGACGCCTCCATGGAGCCCCTGGATCCAGTTGGTGAGGGCATGGAGTGGATCACCACGAACGGCGGCGCGAAGACGTGGTTCATCCCGAGCGACGAGGGCACGCCGGAGATGCTCGGTGCGTTCGCCGACGACGGACGGTTTTCTGTCAACAGCGCGAACAAGGGCAACGACGACTGGCCGTACCTCCAGCGGGCGGTCAACTACTTCAACCTGATCCGGCTCCCAGGCAAGTATCGGTCGAGCAAGTGCATCAACGTGCTGCGCACGGTGATGATCCTGGGCCGGGCCGGCGCCGAGGCCGGGATCTACACGACTCGCGTCCGGTTCGACCGCGGCTGCGTGGGTTGGTTCTTCCATCGCTACAACACCAATGCCGACGAGACCGGCAAGACGCCCTTCATCCAGACGCGCGCAACCACCGCGTCCGCCGACGGCTTCATGATCGCGAATATCGAGATCGTCATGGGGCAGGCCGATCGCATCCCCTACGACGGCTCGAATCTCACTGAGCACTCGATCTGGCACAAGTGCCGCGGCGTCATGCAGTACCTGCGCATCCGCGGGACGATGGGCCACGCGATCTATGGTCGCGCGACCGCCGTCAGTACCAACCCGTTCGTGGTCGGCAACGCGAACGGATCGACCGTCAGCGTCATTCGCGCCGAGCAGCTTACCGGCTCCCCGCTTTATTGGGAGGGCGCCGACATGAACGCCTCGCGCTCGACCGGCGTGAACGGCGCGATGCATGGCGGTCCCTGCATCAGCGAATTCGGCTTCCTCGGGAACGTGCACGAAACGCCGCAGACCGCGAATGCGGGTCGTGACGGCCTCGTCTACTATGGCGGCTTCCGCTGGTGGTGCATCGACCCGACGCTCGCGTCCACCCAAGCGCCGGGGACCGGAGCTGCGTGGCTCAAGGGCGACGCGACCACCCAGGCCGACGACTGGATCAGCGGCAAGCCGTACCTCCACGGCGGCAGCTATGTGTCGGGATCCAACACCGCGCGCGTCGTGTGGATCAACCCCTATACCGAGGGTGGCAGCGGGCCGCTGGTGGTCGCCAGCGCGGTCGATACCCAGACTTGGGTGATCGGCGGCCTGCTGAGTGGTGACGCCGGCGGGATCTACGGCAACTGCGGATACCTCGGGCCGACCGGCGTCCGCATCTATGGCCGCAACGGCCTTGCCGGGGCTTCGCTCGCAGCCTCGGGGGGCGTCAGCGGACTTGGCGCGCAGGCGACCCTGCACAACACGGGCAACATCGGCACGAGCCGCGGCTCTGCTCTGCAGATCAACGTCGGTTACGAAGCGGACGGCGTAACGCCCCACCCGGTGGCCCGCTACGCTGCGCGGAGTGGTGCGAACGCTTCCGTGGTCGGCGAGATGCAGTCCGACCTCTGGAACCCGGCGACGTCGACTTGGGAGACGAAGCTGCTGGTGCAAAGCGCGGCGGTTCTGCCGGGAGCTGACAATGCGATCGACCTTGGGTCGGGGCCGCGTCGTTTCAGGCAGATCTTTGGTGCCACCCCGACCATCAACACGTCGGATGAACGAGCCAAGGCCGACATCCTGCCGATCGACGACGCGCTGCTCGACGCCTGGGGGGATGTTGAGTGGCGCCAGTTTCGCATGGTTGATGCGATAGAAGCGAAGGGCGACGAGGCCCGCATCCATACCGGCGTGATTGCGCAGCAGGTGCGCGACGCGCTGCTGGCGCACGGCATCGACGGCACCCGCTATGGCCTGCTCTGCTTCGACCAGTGGGACGAAGAGTGGGAGGAATGGGAGGACGAGTACGAGGAGCGGGCGGCCGTCTATGCCTTCGATGAGGATAACCGGCACGTCTTCGACGGCGACGAGCCTGTCATCGAGGTGCCCGCGGGCCCGGTGCTTGTGCGCGAGGCCGGGCGAAAGCTGATCCGGGAGGCCGGTGAGCTATGGGGTGTCCGGTACACCGAAGCCTTTGCGGTTGAGGCGGCCTACCAGCGCCGTCGCATGGATCGGATCGAGGCGAAACTCGCGGCCTGAGCTTACGCGGGCGCAATCGTAGAGTGCGTCTCTACGATTGCGCCCCCCGTGACGCCGCTGACGGGCCGCGCATGGTCGCTGCGTGGCCGAACCTGTCGACACCCCCCGCCTGATCGGCGACCTGCTGCGCGAAGGCGTTGTGATCGAACGCGCCGGCGCGACGTGCCGCGTCGCCATCGGCGATCTCGAAAGCGGCCCCCTGCCCTGGCTTGCCGGCCGTGCGGGAGAAGCGACGATCTGGTCTCCGCCCAGCGTGGGCGAGCAGGTGCTGGTCCTTTCCCCGGAAGGTGACATCGAGCGCGCGATCGTCCTGACCGGCCTCTACTCGGACGCGCAGCCGGCACCGGCTGACGATGGCTCGACCATGCTGCGCTTCGCCGATGGCACGACCATCCACTATGACCCCGCCGAACGCCACCTCAACGCCCGCGTGCCCGGCGGCTCCGCGACGATCGAGGCCGACGACATCGTGCTGCTCGGCTCCGTCACGATCATGGGCGACGTGGAGATCGGCGGCAAGCTCACCGCCAGCGGCGACGTCGTCGGCGCCGGCAAGAGCCTGAAGGATCACGTCCACACCAAGGTGCAGGTCGGCGGCGCCATCTCGGGGCCGCCGCAATGATCGGCATGAACGCCGCCACCGGCAAGCTGCTGGAGGGCATCGAGCATCTGCGCCAGTCGGTGCAGGACATTCTCAGCACGCCGCTCGGCACCCGCGTGGGCCGGCGCTGGTACGGCTCGCATATTCCCGAGCTGCTCGATCAGCCGCTGAACGATCGCACGCGCCTCGCGCTGGTCGCCGCCGGCGCCCTCGCCCTCCTGCGCCAGGAGCCGCGGATCCGCGCCACGCGCATCACGGTCGAGACCGGCGAGATCGTCGGCAGCGCCGTGCTGCGCATCGTCGGCAAGCGCCTCGACGGCCCGCGCATCGGCGCCCCGCTCACCCTCGCCATCCCCGTTCGCGCCGCCAGCGCATCCTGAAAGGACCAACCATGGCCGACCGTTACCACCACGGCATTTCCCTGACCGAGATCTCCAACGCACCGCGTATCATCGGGACCGTTGCCACCGCCGTGATCGGCCTGGTGGCGACCGCGCCCGCTGCCGCTGCGGACGCCTTCCCGCTCGACCGGCCGGTGCTGGTGCGCGACCTCGACGCCGCCATCGTGGCGGCCGGCGCCGGCGGAACGCTTGCCGCAACCCTGTCCGCCATCGCCGCCACCGTCCGCACGCCCGTCGTGGTCGTTCGGGTTGCTCCCGGTGCGGACGCTGCCGCAACGCAGGCGGCGATCATCGGTACCCAGGCGAACGGCCTTCGCACCGGCATGCAGGCGCTGCTCGGTGCCGAGGCGGCGACCGGCGTCAAGCCGCGCATCCTCGCCGTGCCGGGGCTGGAGAACGCCGAGATCACCCAGGCGCTCGCCGAGGTGGCCGAGAAGCTGCGCGGCATGTCCTATGCCAAGGCACTCGGCGACGACGTCGCTGCGGTCGAGGCGTATGCCGGCGGCTTCACCTCGCGCGCCCTCATGCTGCTGTGGCCCGACGTCACCGTGCGTCGTGCGGACGGCACCACCGTGCCCAGCTTCGCCGCCGCCCATGCCGTCGCGATGCGCGCGCTGATCGACCAGGAGCAGGGCTGGCACAAGACGCTGTCGAACGTGCCCCTCCCCGGTGTGACCGCCGGCACCGGCGTCGTCGGCATCACCCGCGATGTCACCTTCGACATTCAGGATCCCGACTGCGACGCCAACGTGCTGAACGCCGCCAATGTCACCACGCTGGTGCGGATCAACGGCGAGCTGCGCTTCTGGGGTTCGCGCACCGCCACGAACGATGCGAACTTCGCGTTCGAGTCGGCAACCCGCACCGCCCAGATCCTGGCCGACACGATCGCCGGCGGGCTGGTCTGGGCAATCGACAAGCCACTGACGCCGGGTCTGGCGCGCGACATCGTCGAGCAGTGCAACGCCAAGTTCCGCGCGATGAAACAGGCGGGCGTGATCTTCGGCGCCCAGGCGGTGTTCGATGCCGCCAAGAACCCGGTCGACAAGCTGCGCACCGGCATCCTGACCATCGGCTACCGCTACACGCCGGTACCCCCGCTGGAACGGCTGAACCTCGTCCAGGAGATCTCGGACGAGTTCCTGGCCAACTTCGCCGACCTCGTGGCGAACGGCTGAGCGATGGAGATCCCCAACCGCCTCCTGCTCGTGCTCCTGATCTTCGGCGTCGTCGTCGCTGCGGTGCTGTGGGGCTGCGGTGTCGTGCCCTGGTGGGCCGCGCCGATCGTCATCCTCGTCGCGCCGGTAGCCGCCTGCGCCGTCCTCGCCCTGCTGTTCTACGCCGCGTGGATCGCGTCGGGCAGCCACTGACCTCCCGAAAGGAATCGACACATGAGCTTTCCCGAAAAACTGAAGAAGGCCGATCTGTTCGTCGACGGCCGCTGGGTTGCCGAACACACCTCGGTCACCCTCCCCAAGCTCGGCCGCAAGCTGGAGGAGTTCCGCGGCGGCGGGATGGATCGCCCGGTCAAGGTCGACATGGGCGGCGAGGCGCTGGAGGCGGAATGGACCTGCGGCGGTTGGGTGCGCGACCTGATCATGGGCTTCGGTCACGAACGGCTCGAAGGCATCCAGATGCGGTTTACCGCTGCCGCCCAGGACGATGCGGCGGGCGCCGTCCATAGCTGGGAAGCCATCCTCGGCGGTCGCCACGAAGAGATCGACATGGGCGAAAGCAAGCCCGGCGAGGATACGGAGATGAAGGGCAAGACCGCCGTCGTCTTCTATCAGCTCACCCGAGACGGCGAGGAGCTGGTCTACATCGACGTCCTCAACACGATCGAGCGCATCGGCGGTGTCGACCGCATGGAAACGCACCGCGCCGCCCTCGGCCGCTTCTGATCACCGGCCCCGGCCACGCGCCGGGTCCACCCCTCTCCCCGCATCTAGGATCATCCCATGTCTGCTGTCTTTTCCACTTTCGCCCTTCAGGCTGCAATCTCCGTCGCCGGCGCTGTCGTGCATGATGCCGGCACCCAGATCGAGGTGCGCAAGCCCGGTGCCGGCGAGATGCGCGGCCTATCGGTCAACCCGCTCATCCAGGGCGACTACACCTCGCTCGAATCGCTGGCCGCCCGCATCACCAAGCCGCAGCTGTCCAAGCAGCACTTCGCCGCGCTGGACCCGGCCGACCTGACCCAGTTCCACCTCGAAGTTCTGGATTTTTTGCTGCCGTCGAGCGCGAAGCAGGCAGTCTCCCCGACCGAGTAGAGCCCATCATGGCGGACATCTGGTGGGTGCTGCACGGCCAGCCCGACCTGCAGGCGATGTCCGCCATGTCGATCCCTGAACTGATGCACTGGCACCGCCTGGCGGCCGAGCGCGCGCCCAAGAAGGAACGATGACGTGGCCGATCGCGAGCTGAAGATCCGCATGCTGCTCGCCGCCAGCGACCGCGTCAGCCGTCCCTTGCGCGACATCGCCGG